TACACCAGCGGAAGCCGTCGAAACGGTCGAAGCCGCACAGTCAGTAACAGCAACATCAAACAAGGTGGGCGGCTGGAAAGCCACACCACGAATTGAAATTACTGCTGCAAAGTACCTAGAAAACAAGGTGCTTGCTGCAACAGGCGACGAATCAGCGCGCCAGTACGTATTAGCAGCAGACAACACAACTGACAATGCTGGGCTTGTTCCAACACGTCAGTTAGCTGAAGTTATCAACGGACTAGGCACAACGATTAGACCGTCTATTCAAGCGATCAGTTCGGGAACATTGCCTGACGCTGGAATGACTTTTGAAATTCCAAAGATCACTGCAATGCCAACAGTGGCGGTAACTGCTGAGGACGCAGCGTTTTCAGATACCGACCAAAACAGCGCCTTCTTGTCAGTGGACGTCAAAAAGTTCGCGGGTCAGCAGAAATTTAGCGTGGAATTACTTACACGCACATCACCCCTGTTCTACGACGAACTACTTCGCAACATGGTTGCAGCAATGGCAAAGGCGCAAAATTCATACGTCAATGGCATTTTAATTTCAAACGCGTCACTTGACGCAACAACAGTCGCAACATACCCAACGGCTGCTGAATTACTTGGAATTATCGGTCGCGGTTCAGCAAGCGTTTACGGCGCAACTGCTGGACTAGCAAATCCGTTTGCACGTAACCTCATTGCCTCGACTGGACAATGGTCAAATTTAATGACACTAAACGACGCTGGACGTCCAATTTATTCATCAGTTTCACAACCAAGCAACCAGCCAGGTGTTGCAGTGCCAACTGCATTGACTGGAAACGTAGCGGGCTTGAACCTATACGTTGACCCAACAAACGGCGGCGACGGAGACGGAACACTGCTAGTCGTTAACCCTGACGCATACACATGGTACGAGGGAACCTCATACCAACTACGCGCTGAATCAACTGCTGACGGTTCAATCACCGTGGGCGTGTATTCATTTGGTGCAGTCGCAACAAAGATCGCCGCGGGTGCGTTCAAGAATAACAAGGCGTAATAGCCACACTTAATCATGCGGCGGGTTCTCCCGATCTCGCCGCAGCAGATCGAAAGGAACGGACATGCCAGCCATTGTCACAGCAAGCCAATTGCGTACGGTGCTTGGCGTGTCCGTTTCCTTATACAGTGACAGTTACCTGGACGAAATAATCAACACTAGCGAGGCGGTAATTTTGCCAATGCTGGTTGCAAATACTTCAGCGATTCAGTCGTACAAATTAGAATCAAATGTCGCGTATTTCTACACGCAGCGCGAACATCATTTTGTTGCAGGTCAAACCGTGATCGTGACTGGTTTGCCAGCACCATTCACCGCAACATTCACAGTCGTCAGCGCGACACTGTATTCATTCACCGTTGCATTGACTTCATCAAATGTCACATTGCGCGAGATCATTCCAATGGGTACAGCAACACTTCAAGGCTATTCAGCAGCTGATTTATACGCAACTAGCGCACCAATCGAATCGGCAGTCCTTGCAGTCAGCGTTGAAGTATTTCAGTCACGCGTTGCAGCAGGTGGACAGATCGAAGGCGTAGATTTTGCCAGTACGCCATACAGAATGGGGCGCAGTCTCACAAATAGGGTTTCGACATTACTTCAGCCGTTTTTAGACGTTGAAACGGTTGTGCAATAGTGCCAGCCAACGCCGTTTCAGATACCCGCGCAGCATTAGCAAGCGCGTTTTCGTCATTGGCAGCGACCAGTTACGCAAGCGTTCCTGAATCGCCAATCCCGCCAGCAATTGCAATTCTGCCTGATTCTCCTTACATGGAAATTGTGCTAATTGGCAAAACAAAAACACAGGTTAAATTAAATTTTAAAATCACTGCCATTGTTGCTGCAAATAGCAATGCTGGATCACTAGACAATCTGGAAAAACTAATCATAGGAATTCTTGCGGCAATGCCCGCAGGATACGTTGTTGGCGTTGTCGAAAAGCCAACAGTGTTGGAAGTAGGTCAAAGCCCAATGCTGGTTGCTGACATAACCGTTTCAACGTACTACACCCAAACAAACTAAGGAGATAACGTGCCAACAACGATCATCACGGGTCGCGATTTAGTGTTGACGATCGCGACCGTTAACTACGACGCGCAAGCGACCAGCGCAGTGCTTGCAAATTCACCAACAGTCACGACGTATCAAACACTTGACGGCAAGGCTTACAAGCACATTGACGATCAGTGGACTTTTGACGTTTCAATGCTGGCAGACTGGGGCGCAACTGGATCACTTTGCGAAGCATTGTGGACAGCCTGCGAATCAGCACCAAACACGACTTTAGCTGCTTCATTGACTGCCGCAACTGGCGCAGTGTTTGCGTTTAACGTTATGCCAGTATTCCCAGCAGTCGGCGGTGCAGCACCAGATGCACAGACCGTTGACCTATCATTTGTTGTGGTTGGAACACCAACCGAAACATTCAGTTAAAAACTACTAATCGGGAGACAAAATGAAACTAGCGATAACAATCGAATACAACGGTGGTCTTTCAGAAACCTACGTGGCACAACCGCCAGAATGGGCAAAATGGGAGACTAAGACTGGCTTCACGATCCAACAGGTTCAAGAAAAACTTGGGATCGCTGATTTATTGTTTTTGGCGTATCACGCCATGAAACGCAATGAAGCAGGGAAGCCAGTCAAACCGTTCGAAGTCTGGATAGAAACAGTGTCGGACGTGACAACAGGAGATGACAACCCAAAAGTCACAAGCGCGGAAGCCTAAACCGTCTCATTGTTGAACTTGCGATAGCAACGCAAATTCCGATGAAGGAGTGGACAAGCGCGGAGGACATTTTAACGGCACTTGAGATACTGGAGAAACGCAATGGCTGAGGACATGATCGCTTATGACAAAAGCGACTTGCGCAAAATCTATGCCGCGTTTAAAGCCATGGACGAGGAAGCCGTAACCGCAGCCAAAAAAGAATCTAACGCGTTGGCAACGTACTTGAAAGGAAAAATTGAAAGCGCGTCAGGTTCGGCAAATAACAAAGTCGCAGCCAAAATTGCGGCTGGGTCACGTGTTTCAAAGTCGTCCAAAACTGGTGAAATTTCATTTGGTTTTGCAGGTCAAAGATTAAGCGGCGGCGGCACAACCCAGCAACTATGGGGCGGTTATGAATTCGGATCAAACAAATACAAACAATTCCCAGTCTGGTCAGGTCGTGAAGGTCGCGGGTCGCGCGGTTGGTTTATCTATCCAACCCTGCGCGCCGAACAGCCATACATCATTAACGAATGGGAAAATGCGTTTAGTAGAATTTTAAAGGAGTGGTGAAATGGCAGTAGGTGGATCACGTACTTTAAAACTAACCATTCTTGGTGACGTTGACAATTTAAAAAAGTCCTTATCCCAGGCAGATGATGACGTCAAAAAATCGTCTAGCGGGCTTGGTGATTTTGGCAAAAAGGCAGGTTTAGCCTTTGCCGCCGCTGGGGTTGCAGCAGCTGCTTATGCTGGGAAATTACTTATTGACGGTGTGAAATCTGCCATTGAGGACGCAGCAGCACAAGCAAAATTGGCAACAACATTGCAAAACGTTACGGGTGCAACAAACGCACAAATTAAAGCGACTGAAGACTACATAACAAAAACATCTTTAGCCTTTGGCGTGACGGACGACGATCTTCGTCCTTCGCTAGACAGACTGGTCAGAAGTACCAAGGACGTTACAGAAGCACAGCGACTGCAACAAATTGCGCTTGACGTTTCAGCGGGTTCAGGAAAAAGTTTGTCCGCGACAACGGAGGCAATTGCAAAGGCACTGGACGGAAATTTTGCAGCACTGAAAAAACTTGGTGTGCCACTAGACGACAACATTATCAAAACAAAAGATTTTGACGCCGCAATGGCTGCATTGTCTGCCACATTTGACGAACAGGCGTCTATTCAAGCCGATACGTTTCAAGGCAAAATGGCACGTTTAAGCATTGCGTTCAATGAAGCAAAGGAAACAGTCGGATCATACGTTTTAAACGCGTTGACCCCGTTGTTAGATACTTTTGTCAATAAGGGACTTCCAGCGATCACACAATTTGCAGATACTTTGGGCAACACATTGGGACCTGCGTTTGCTGCAATCTTTAAAACCATACAAAATGACATTTTGCCAATTTTCCGAACATGGTGGAGTTTCCTATACAACGACGTAATTCCTGCCATAGGTGCGGTTGTCGGACCAGTTTTAGAAGGCTTAAGAGTAGCCTTTGATAAAATTAAAAAAGCCATAACAGATAATTCAACAGAATTAAAACCATTGAATGACGGTTTGCGGGCATTGTTTGATTTTGTGAAAATTTATCTTGCACCACTTATGGGCAACAATTTCAGGCTTGCACTTGAAGGCATTGCAACATTGGTTGCAACGTTGATCACTGGTTTTTCTCAGCTGGTTGGTTTTCTCAATAAGGCATACGCGCAA